CGAACCATATCCGCAGCCACATTGAATACGATGGATGCCTGCTGGCGATCTGCTGCACAGCCATATACCTCCGCGCGTTCTTCGCCGTCGCCGCAGGTCAAAAGCAGTGCCACCGCAGCCGCCAGTTCCGATTTGCCCTGTTTCTTAGGGATTTCGATATAGGCCGTATTGAACTGCCGGTAACCGTTGGATTTCAGAGTTCCAAAAATATCCCGGATGATCTGCTCTTGCCAGTCAATCAGTTCAAAAGGCTTTCTTGCCCAGGTTCCTTTTGTATGGCACAGACTTTCGATAAAGGCTACCGCATAATCGGCAGCGTTCTTATCGTAGTAGGAGCCCTTCGCTAGGAATCTGGTAGGCTTGTACTTTTTCAGTTTCCGGATATGCGGTCACCTCCTAAAAATGGGCATAAGAAAAGACCCACGAATGGGTCTGAAAAACATATAAATTTATAAATTATTATTGGTAATAACGAGGAAAAGAGCCTCACGGCCCTTTCCCCGGCAAGGGGCATCAGTTTTCGCTGTAGAGCAGGATTGCCAGTGCCTTGGCGGTATCTTCATCCATCGGCTCTCTATCCCATTCCCGGTCATAGTTGCATACCGTTTCACCGTTACGGGTGATGGTTAGTTTGCTGATTCGACCACCGTCGATTCCGTACCGGGAGGGTTCGTCATAAACCTTCATAAGGTAGCGGTAGCCGCAACCGTTGATAATGATCAGGCCTTCTTTCTTCATGTTGCTACCCCCTTATGCTTTCAGCACATCGACCAGCCAACTGGCTTCCTTGTGTGCGATGCCGGTTGCCTTCTCAACAATCTCATGGTCTTCTTCGATGTAGTGCAGGCCCTTACCAACCTTAACTAACCGAGCGTCCTCGTAACCGGGAACATTGGTTCGGTAAACATATGCGTTACGACTTTCGCCGTCGTAGGACTTGCCATCCCAACCGTTAAAAGTGAAGGTGATCCGCTCCTTGGTCTTGGTGAAGTTGCTTTCAAAGGTGTGGCGGCTAATTGCAATGCGGTCGATCAGCTTGAATTCATCTCTCAGGCTCCAGATGTTTTTCATGGTGTTTTCCTCCGTAAAAATGTGTATTTCCCTTTGGGTGCTGTGATATTACCTCTGAATACACATAATAGCAAGTTATATCAGAGGCATAAACTACACAATGTTTTGGGGAGAATACTGTGGTATTTACGGTACTTTAAGCACGGAAAGGATAATTTGCGCACCGAGCCGAAACCCGGTTTTGAAGTTGTCGCAGCAGTAGAGCAGTTCCATGTCGGCATGGTCAGCAAGCAACCGGTCCAATAATGCCTTGGACTCTTCATCCAACCGTTCCTCCAGCTGATCGCTCACCTGGGCCATCCGTTTGTTGAGTTGCTTGAATGCCTCGGTTTCTTCCGGGCGATTCTCCCATGGGATAATCTCACCGTGGAACAGCCGATCCAAAATATCCCCGGCCATCACTCTGCCACCTTTCTGCAGGAATCCACACCGTAGGCAACACCCAGACTGGAACCACAGTCCCACTGCACATGGATCGTGCCGATGGAGTCAACCGCCACAACGGTACCACGGCAGCCGGGAACCAGCTTCCGGTTGTAAGGATCATCCATATGGACCAATTCAACCCGTGTTCCCCGAGGGTAACGCTCACGAAGGGCCTGTAAGGCCTCTTTGGAAATCATCCGCATACTTCTGCCTCCTTTCCCTTGGAATCGGACTTGAAGGCGGAACTGCCGGTGAAGTTCCGCAGGAGGATCTTCCGGGCGGCCTTGTACTCGTCACCGATGAAGCCCAACCGCAGCAGGAAACAGCGGAACGCATACTTTTCGTTGTCAGCATCCTTGCTCTTGGCATTGACCCGTTTCTGATTCCGGGCCATATCGCACAGCTTGCAAATGAAGGTGTCGTAGGCATTGGTTTCTTCCGGTGTGGGGATGCCGGGGAACCAGGGGAAGCTAACCTTGTGGTCAGTAATTTCAATGGGCAGTTCCGGAACACCCAGTGCCTTTCGGATCAGATCTCCTTTGGCAGCAACGATGGCCTTGAGGTTTTCCAGGTTGCCGTCGGTAAACAGGCTGCGGGGCATGGAAATGCAAATACCGTGGAAATCAGTATCCGAGGATTCCTCGGTAACTCCTTCATCTTCCATGTCCGGCTCCAGCTGGGGATTGTCATAGGTGTGGGAAACGCACGCATGGCCGTTTTCTGCCAGTTTTTCCTTGATGGCATCCACCCAGTCGGGAGCGGCATTGTCATCGATGTCCAGAACACCGTTCCTGTCGATGATAATGCAGTCCACCTGGTAGCTGAACCCGGGTGCGCCCAAGTATTTGGAGGGAGCGTTGAGGATTTCGCTGAGTAGCCGTACCAGATTCTTGCGGTCGCCGCCGGTGCAATTGTAGTCGAGTTTCATTTGGGAACCTCCTGGAAATGTAATTATCCCTTTCGGGTAGTACACATATTCGCTCTACATCCCCATAATAGCAACTTGTTTCTCGGACAAATCCCGTAGAATTATGTGCCGTCAGATTGTGTATTGAACACAATACCGGCCAGCACAAAGAATACGCAGGGCAAAGCCACACCGTTGCCCCACATCTTGTACTCAGCGGCATCCGAATGAGGATCTCGCAACCATTTGGTGATCTGCCGGATGGACTTAGCCTTGGAGGAGGTACCCGTAACCTTCCGGTGGGTTTCAAAGACATCGTACCAGAAACGAATATCGTCCATAGTCGGATCGTCCGTGCCAAGGCCGGCACACCACCAGTCCGGGAATCCCTGCAGTCTGGCGCACTCTGTGGGAGTAAGTCTCCGGACGGAATAATTGGGATCATTACCGTCATTGATGAGTGGCGGGTCCTTGTAGTCCGTGGCAACCAGCGTGTTTGCAGCCTCCTGCACCACATTCAAAAAGAATGTGGATTTGCTGGCACTGTAGGTTGGTGCGGCCACCGCACCGGGGCCTTTCGATACCAGCGTAGGCTGCAGTTCTTCTTCCACGGCGATATTGTACTTTGCGTTTTTTCCCTGATTGAAAGCGGCTCTGTCAATGCCGTAGGAAACCACCGCGATACCGCCCTGGTGGCAGATAGGATTTCCACCGTTGCCATCGATGGTACGGGTTACCTTCGCTTCGTAAAATCCCACATTGGGATTGTCGGTTTTCATGCCCCGGCTATCCATGGAACAGATACCGAATGCTTTCGGCAGATTATCGTTCTCCCGGATCACAAACGGCTGATTGTTTCCTCCGGTGCCATAAGTGGCGGCCACGGTAGGTGCAACTTCCAGGGGACCCACATACCGGGTGTCCTGACTGTGATTTTCATAAACCATTGCCGGTGTATCCAGAATCACCGGAGGATGGTGTGCTTCTGCCCGGAGTGTGCAGGTAACCTCATGGGTCACATCCATACGGTTGCCTCCTTGGTCATTCAAAACGACACCGTTTCTTCCGGTAGACATTCCACAATTCACACCAAGGGTAGCCGCGACAGGAGAAACGGTGCCGTTGTATCCGTCTATGCCAAGGACTGTCGTTCCAGCGCAAGTCTCAACACCTCCGGAAGTTCTTTGCCACGCGCGGAAGCCCTCCGCAGAATACCGCGACAGGCCTTCGGACTCAAATAATACTTTTCCGGCACATTGACCTGTAAGGTCGCCGACAAGGAAGATGCGTTTTCTGCGTTGGGCCAGGCCCCAATATTGCGCGTCAAGAGTTCTGTACGCAACGCTCCATCCGTCTCCCATGTAAACATCGGACTGGGGCCATTTGTTTTTCTCAGGCATAGGCACTGGGGGACAATCCTGGACGATGCCGATGACCGCGTTGAGGACTGCCTGGAAGTCCCGTCCGGCATTCGAAGAGAATGCGCCGGGGACATTTTCCCAACAGATCCATCGTGGGTATTTGCCATTGGTGGCACACCTCATTTCTTTTATGATTCGGATGGCTTCAAAAAACAGACTGGACTGTTTTCCGTCAAGGCCTTCCCGGCGACCGGCCACAGAAAGATTGGTGCAGGGTGACCCGAAGGTAATAATGTCCACCGGCTCGATCCTGCCGCCATCCATGGCAGTGATGTCGCCGTAATGTTTCATGAAAGGCAGTCGCCTGGTAGTGACCCGAATGGGAAACGGTTCGATTTCCGATGCCCACACAGGAGTGATTCCGGAGAGAAGGCCTGCCAAAGGAAATCCCCCGGAGCCGTCAAAGAGGCTTCCGAGGGTCAGTTTTGTATTACTCATTGGTATCCTCCAGTGCTGTAATCTCAGCATAGGAAAAGGATACACCGTCCCGCTGCACGGTCACACCGGCATCACTGCCTACCTGCTCGATGTACCGCTTTACGATAACATCGCAGAATTTTTCGTCCAGTTCGATGGTATAGCAAATGCGGTCGGTCTGCTCACAGGCAATCAGGGTGGAGCCGGAACCGCCGAAGGGGTCCAGTACCAGACAGTTGGTCATGGAAGAATTCATGATGGGGTATGCCAACAGCGGAATGGGTTTCATGGTAGGATGGTCACCATTTTTCCTGGGTTTATCGAATTCCCAGATGGTGGTTTCCTTCCGACCTGTGTACCACTGATGCTTTCCGTTTTTCTTCCAACCATACAGACAAGGCTCATGCTGCCACTGATAGGGCGACCGGCCCAGCACCAGAGACTGTTTTTTCCAGATACAGCACCCGGACAAATAGAATCCCGCATCGACAAATGCCCTGCGGAAATTCAGACCCTCAGTGTCTGCGTGGAACACATAGATAGATGCGTCATCCGCCATGGCAGAATGCATCTGGGTGTAGGCATCCAGCAGGAACTGATAGAAGGCATCGTTGGCCATATTGTCATTTTTAATCTTACCGGCAGAACCTTCGTAATTGACATTGTAGGGAGGGTCGGTAATGACCAGGTTGACCTTCTTGCCATCGAGCAGCTGCTCGTAGGTTTCCGCTTTGGTGCTGTCACCACAGATAAGACGGTGCCGCCCCAGGGTCCAGATGTCTCCGGATCTCGTAATAGTTGGCTTTTCCAGTTCCGCATCCACATCAAAGTCATCTTCCTTGACACCATCCTTGAGGGTGTCTTTGAAAAGATCATCGATTTCCGCAGGGTCAAAGCCCGTGAGGGAAACATCGAAATCGGCACCCTGCAGGTCAGCGATCAGCAGAGACAGCTTGTCCTTATCCCAGTCGCCGCTGATCTTGTTCAGCGCCACATTCAGTGCCTTTTCCTTTTCCTCAGACAGATCCACCACGACACAGTCCACCTGGGAATGTCCCATATCAATCAGCACCTTCAGCCGCTGGTGACCACCCACAACCCTGCCGGTTGCCTTGTTCCAGATGACCGGCTCCACATAACCGAACTGTTCAATGGAGCGTTTCAGCTTTTCGTATTCCAGATCACCGGGTTTCAGATCCTTACGGGGATTGTAGTCAGCAGGCAGAAGATCTGCCGTATTTTTCTTTTCAATTCCCATACCAGACCCCACTCAGCGAACTTCTCAAATCCACCGATAGAATGGATGAAGCCCCTCGCCGTTTCTACGATTTCTTCGTAGGGAATACCGTCGATGAATTCATCACCGATGGCGCAGCTCAGTTCCACAGGCTGTCCGGTTTCCTGGGCCTTGAGAAACGCATAGATATTGACACTGACATCTGCTTTGCTGAGGTCCTTACCGTGGAGACCACCGCCGGTAACGGAATCACCCATATCGCTGCCCAGCTTTCGGTTGGTAGCACCGGTGTCCACATCCGTGCCGCCGGTCCAGGCACCCAGGGGATTGATTTCCGCAAAGGGATATGTTTTGCGGATTGCCTCTGCCTCTGCGTTGCTCTGACAGATAACAAGCCGGTTTCCGTCCATGATGTACTTACCATCATAGGGATACCGGCTGTAAATATCGTAGGCGAAGCTGCACAGCATATGCTGCTCCCGGGTCATGGGCATACCCTTGAAGATGCCGTTGTCGCCGCAGCGGACGGTTTCTTCCTGATTGCGGGCCAGATGCCTGTCCTGAGGAACGATAACCACATTGGGACGGACATTGCCGGCAATGCGATGAATGGCATCCTTGATTTTCCGCAGATTCAAAACGGCGGAGGTTTCGATGATGGCATGGCAAACACCATGACCGATCAGCACCTCCACGGCGATTTTGGGATCGATTTGGGTTTCGTAGGCGATGTCCACGATAGCACCGGCAATACGGTCTGCCAGCTTATCAGGATGCGCCGGGTTTACTTTTTCAAACATGAAATCATCCTTTCCTTGCACGGAGCAGCCGCTCCATGACATCATCTTCGGGACTGGCCCCAGTGTAATCGCCGGTACAGTTCTCCCGGACGATCTGGAAAATCTCAGACCACAGTCGGTTTGCCTGGGTCATGTACTGATTGGCAATGGAAACATAGGGAGACTGGATCGCTGCCCCGGTAGTGGGATGCTTTGCTAGGAAACCAACTTCACTGGTAATGGACTCACACTGAATCCATCTTGCACTGGCCAGAGCATACCGTTCAATCAGGTCCGGAGAGACGATGGCGGCACACCCACGGTCACGCAGCCATTTCCACACATTTTCATAAATCTCTGCAGCACAGAGCGTGGAGCCGTCTTTCTGTCTGGCAGAAAGGAACTCCTTGGGTTGGGGCATATCCTGACCTTCCAGGTCAGCCACGCTGTCTTTGAAATCAATGACAGTCAGCGGACGCTTGCCGGGATTGCCGTCCGTAATTTTATCTGCGATGGCTTTTTTCGGTCTGCCACCGGAGCCGGGTTTGGGTCCTCTTTGGCCCATGGTTCGATACCTCCTTTGTCAGGGGCCTATTCCCCTTAAAACTTTTGCGATTTTTCACACGAAGCCCCGGGCC